CGTGCGTGAGAACTCTTCTCTTTATTTTCGAGGCACTATGTGTAAAAGAAGATAGTAAAGATTGAACTGCGATCGCACTCATGTTTTTGACACCTGATGGGTGTTGGCGAGAGAGCTTTTTAACAGAATGTTTGCAACATTAAGATACAGCGTTTCTGGTTTACAAAAACAGCTAGCTTGTTATGAACTTGGCACTTTATTGTGTTGGGTTGGACTCCCCTAAGAAAGGAGGTGAAAAATCATAACAGAGTATAGGGTTTTTGCTGGAGCTAACGTCGTCGTACGGATTACTTGTCCAGTTTTTGGCTTTGTGACCTTCATTTGAAAGAGGCTACAGGTGGTTTAAAGTAGGGAAATGAAACTTTCCTCGAAATTGTGAAAATAGACAATCTCCAACCTGTTAGAAGAACTCTTCACTTGAGCGTTGCTCAAAACTAGGAAATACGATCTGCAATCCACTGGACTTCCCATCCAGTTAGGCTGTCACAGATAAAATCGTATGCCCCCGCCGGCCACTTTATGAGCGTAAGGTGGTGTTGCTCAAGATACATGAGAACCTAATGGGTTCCGTGTGGATATAGAGTAAACTGACTTGATCAGGGCGGTAGTTAGCCGTATACCCAGGTATCTTGTAGTATGATTGCTTATTCTACAGCTTTAACTATAGGTGGGGTGCGTGTGCTAATACTGCTTTCTCCGTGCAACAACGGTAGCAAGCGTTATTTGGAAACAATGACTACAACTACAAATCTACAAACAATTATTCAAACTATTATATTACTCGTAGTATTTTTAGGTCGGGGCTGCTTTGCAGCACCTGTTTACACCCGTATGTCGGGTGCAGGGCCGTCCTATGGACTGCCCACTCATCAAATTTCTTATTTTGATGTTCCAGATTTATCGCAAATATCATGGTCTTATACTGCACTAATTTTAAGTGCGACACTTTTTGTCTTTGCCATGATCATATGCCTTGTAATGTTTACATGTGCATGTGTGTTCTCTCTAGGTTTCATACTTTATATGATTAACTCAACACGTATTAAAATAGGTTCTTTTGTGAACCATCGCGTTGATCAGTTTAGTAATTTTACTGCTGCTAGAGTGGACTCCTGTGGAAATCATATTGCTGCGCGTGCAGATTCATATCTGCTCTGGTATAAGATAAACACAGGTCTTCGAGTTGCTGGTATGGGATTTACGTTCCTAACTAAAGTATTTGGTGCTGCGTTTTGTGGCACCAGCGACCGTATTATAATGACCCCCCAAGGTAGACGTGATGGCAAGGAAGATAAACCTTTCTCATGGATCTTTTCTGGTCTTGGAGCACTTGCAATTGTTGCATTCCTTATCAAAGGATGTGTTCCCAAATATGTAAAAGAGGGTCTTTACGCTTTTTCTCATATTGACAATGCTTGGCAATTTTTGTCCGAGCTTTCTGGTCGAATTTTTAATTGGTTTGACGAAGGTCATATGAAAGGCTGCACATGTGCAGCTTGTCAGTTGGAGAAAGAATATCATACACAAATGAAAAGTGATGGTGATCCCCTGATAACTAAAATAGACGATATGTTTCGTCCTTCTTATGATATGCCTGATGCCCCTGTAAAGGTGACTGAACGTGTTGACTGTAATGTTGACGCAGAAGGTGTTAAGAAGTACAAAGTTGGTGACATTCAGATGACTCAAGAAGAGTATTCTGATTATATTAATAATCACAAAGTGAAAGATGAAAAACTCCCTGAAGGAATTGAAATTGGACTTAAGAATAAAAAGTCTGCAAGCGGTGGTTTAGGCCATACTATACGAAGTTTCTTTGATAGAGCTCGTACTGCTGTACAACATCCTGAAGGAGAACCTTCCCTTATCCGTAAACGTTTTTGTAAACAGTGCGGTGATAAGTACTATAATGAAGATCCCAACATAAATTTTTGTGTTACAACAGAATTTAAAAATTGTGGTGGACAATATGTCTATGAAGAAGGTGTGCGTAATAATGCTAGAATTGCTCGAGAGAGTAAAACACCTGTTTTCGTTGAAAAGAATATACCGTTTGTTAGCGGTGGACATTTACCCACAAAATTTCAGCCTGAGTTTTATGAACCTGAAGATGAATCCGTTGCTGGAGAATCTCTTCCTTGGAAAACCTCTAAAGAAAAGCGTGAAGAACGCGAAGAGGCTACAGGAACTGGTTTAGATTTGGTTGAAGATGAAGATGAACCTGCTGGTGAAACTTTGAGTACTTCTGATAGTCGAACTATTACAGAAGGTCCATCCGCTGATGGAGAAAAAGTTGAATTGCTTGATGAAGGTCGTCCTGTTTTCTGTTGTGATAATTATCCTACATGTAAACACGTACTTAATGCCCCAAATCCCGTAATGGTTGATGAGGGTATAACCACCAATTATATTAAAGAAAATCCTAAAGCACAATTATGGCATCGAATTTTTAGTCGAGCCCTCAATTTTGTCTGCGGTCCTCATGCAATGTATCATATGCCTAATGGGCAAATTGGCCTACAGCAATATGCTGATGATGAAGTTGATCCTGAACAAGTGCGAAATGCTAGGAAAATTGGTGTTAACCCTGTTAGTGGTTGGTACGAAAGGAATGCGGATGCAGTTTGTGGCTGGTTTGATATAATCACTGGTTATGCTGCTCTCGCTGCTGTTGCCTATGTTTCTTATAAGGTTACAAAGAAATTTATATCTCCTGTTGAAGTCGTTATTCCTCAAAAGGAAATGACTGAGGTTATCAAAGAGTTTGTGCAACCCACAATCTTTGAAAGCAAAACTTTTAGAAACGAAGCTATGAAAATGCTTTTCAAAACTCCCAAATTTAATTTTAATGTCTATGATTATGATTCAAATAATGTTGTCCTTAATGGCGCTGAGGAAATTCCTCTTGGATCTGACCACTTTGTTAAGTGGATGACTAATGTTTTGGAAGTCACTAAAGCTGGCAAAGCAACAATTACAATTAAGAAAAAAGATGGCACTATTACTGGATGCGATGTGGTTCGTTTTGACGATCATGCTCGCCCGAAAAAGCAAAACCGCGTTAAACGAGATTTGCTCCAGCGAAAAATAAAGAATTCTTATCCTTTAAAGAAAGAATCTGCCCCTCTTTATTGTAAATATTGCACCGAATGTCACTCACACCATGATGGATGTCGAGTTAAACTTGAATCGCTTAGAGCTTCTCAAAAAGTTTTTTGTGCGAAATTCACACCTGAATCCCTTCTTACTGTACAACAGCGATTGAATATGGGAAAGTTCCATGATAGAACTTTTAAAATGTTTGTGAATGTTTGCTCTCAGATTTCATTTGTGTGCAATGGATTTCTCTACGGTGAAAAACTCATTACTACTAAGCATGGGTTTACTAATTTAGATGGTTCTCCTAAAGGAACAACGATGGCACAATCCTCGTTGTCTACCACTTATCCTGGCAATTTTGTCGATGTGGTTGATGGTAAAGAAGATTTAATTTTTTTTTCTATGAAAGGGCATAACAATCCTGCTGAAAAAGTCCAATTGAAGCCACCTGTTGATGGCGAGGCTGTTTTCCTTGTTGCTTATGATAAACCTGATCAAAGAGTCCCCTCTATAACGTCCGGCGTGATAAACGCACAAGGTTACCACACGTGTAATTCCATTTCTGGAAATTGTGGTGGTGCCATGGTTAATATGGACGGTTTTGTTGTTGGCTTTCATCAAGCTGGGTCCACCTCTGTTAACAAGTGTATTCCAGTTACCGATGCAATGATTAAGTCATTGCAGTCGGGTTTTTAACTTCCCCCATGGTCCCCGCCGGTTGGCTTTCGGAAACCCTACCTCCACATGTTAACGTTGACAAACTTTCACGTTATATTTCTGATGTCTGTGGTAGGACTATTCTTCCGAAAGATGAGTTTTCTAATATTGAACTCAAATATATCAATCCGGCGTACATTCAATATTTAGGGAAAATTTCTCGATTTGTTACTTTGAAAAATCGTAAGAAACTTGATACCAATTATACTGATTTTGAACTCAGTAATGGTTCCCTCAATGATGGACTTTGGGGTCTGACTGAACCTAACCTAGATGCTTATTATAAGAATTTAGGGAAGTTAAATAAGGCCGAGCACATATCCTTTAATGATCAAGCTGCTAAATTTGCCACCCATTGTATGGAGAGGCATTTTTACGCTCATCTTAAGGATTCCCGTATAGAAACACAAGAAGAATCTATTTCTCGCCATGACCGTCAAAAGTCGCCTGGTCCCCCTTGGAATTTTGAACACAAAACTAAGGAAACACTTTTAGAAGATCCTAAGTTTTTAGAATTCTGTCGTAAGGCATGGGACTGGTTACTCGATGATGAGTTTTGGTTTCTTGGAGGTACTGCTTTGAAAGAAGAGGTTCGCCCTGTTGAGAAATTGACAGTTAATAAACAGAGAATATTTATTCCAAACTCCGCTGATTTTGTTACGGTTACAAACCGTCTATGTGGAGACTTTAATGATAAGTTTACTGCATGTCATTTAAAAACTGCTTCTGCTGTTGGCATTAATCCCTTTCAAGGTGGTTGGCAACGATTACGTGATAAAATAACGAAACACCCAAATATGGGAGAGTATGATTTTTCTGATTATGATTCGTCTCTTGGAGTTTTGAAGTTACTTGAAGTATGCAAATTCCGATTTAAATGTTTCGCCCCTGAGCATCAAACTTGGGACACGTGGCACCGTTTGTTAAACTGTTATAAAAATATAATTTGGACAGTTATAGTTCTTGTTGATGGAACCCTCGCTATTAAGCCTGGTGGAAATCCGTCTGGTGGAGCTAATACGGTTGTTGATAATACGCTTGTCAATTACTGGTCTATGGCATATGCATTTTATGTGTGTGTCACAGAGGAATACCGTAGTTATACCTCTTTCAATGAGCTAGTTGAATCTGCTCTATATGGAGATGATAATACAAATTCAGTTGCTGATGCAATCTGTAATATGTTTACGCCTGCTGCTTATTGTGCGGCTGTTGCTGAACTCGGTATGACCTGTAATCCTGTCTCTGAAGAATGGTTGACTATAGACGATGTAACGTTCCTTCAAGCTGATTTTAAGACTTTCCTTTATGGTGTCTGTATATATCACATCGAACCATCAAAGTCATATGAAAGTATGCGATGGTCTGAAGAACGAACTCCTAGTATGTCTCTTCAAAGAGCTGTAGGAATGCATAGAGTAACATGGAGTGATCCAGCTGCTCGTGCTTACTACACGAAATACATATCCTATCTTATGAATCGATATGACCTGCTTCTTTCAGGAGTGAAAGAGTGGGAATGCGCCAAGGCCGGCATAAAACCCGATTGGGCTATGGCTGCATTTTTTACTGGTTTGGAATGTAAAGACCAAAAAGACTTTCAAACTAGTGAAACATATGAGACTTGTCATTTTGAATTGCAAGCTCGAAGAGGAAAGAAAGGAAAGAAAGGAGGTAGACCCCCTCCTGTTCCATCTCGAAACACGGCTGCCTATAAGAAAGGTCGGCGTAGTGTTCAACAACACCGTGCTCAGATGAATAAAAAGAGTCGAAAGGGAAGACGTAGTGGTGGCACTGGTAGCAACCGCGCAACTGTACGAATTACACAAGCGCCTGTTTCTACAGCCAATGTAATGTCGTTTCCCCGCCAAAAAAAGCCTTTTGTCGGCACTCACTTTGAGAAACTGGCTGACGTTAGTGGGACTTCTGCTTTTACTACCACCACTTATGCTCTCAATCCTGGTCTTGTCGGAACATTTCCTTGGATGGCTGCGATAGCTAATAATTTTGAAATGTATAAATTCTTAGAATTAGAATTTTGGTATGTCCAAGCTACAGCCACCTCAACCACTGGTACGGTCTACATGGCTTTTGACCCAGATGCTGTTGATTCCGCACCTCCCTCCTCCACTGCACTTATTGACTTGAATGTCAAAACAGTTGGTTCTCCTTACATAAATTTGAAGTTGAGAATACCGCCGAAGTCACGCTTTGTGAAGGACCTTTATATAAGGACTGGGTCAGTTAGCGGTACTGATTTAAAAACGTATGATCTTGGTAACTTTTATATCTCAACAGATGGTTGCAATGTTACTTCAAAGATCGGTGCTCTTTTTGTTTCTTACAAAGTTGCACTTATTTCTCCTGAATTACCAATTGGTACAGTGTTAGCTGGTGCTGCTCAGAAAACTGCTTCTGCTGCCCCTACAACTGCATCTTTATTTGCTTCTCCAACTACTACAGGAACTATACTTGGTACGATAGCTGCTAACGTTTTTACGTTCACGCAAGCTGTATCCCCCGTTCTCATCGCTTGGGAGTTGGGTGCTACTACGATTAGTGGTGTTACTGTTAGTTCCTCTGCTGGTTCTATTTCCAATGCTTCTACTGTTATAAATACTGGAACGACATCTATGAATTACATCTCCACTTTAACGAGTGCTGTTGTAGGTACAACGATTACGTTTGCTGCAACTGTGAACACTGGTAATAATTGTGCTATGTACATTGCCGTTATGCCAACTGGAGTTTCACATGTTGACACGCCTGATGAGATACTTTTTGAACAGTTTAGAAAAATGTTGAGAAGAGAGGAGAAACTTCGAGCTCTAGAAGATCAGAAAATTGAGCGGAGAATATCCAACCTTGAACAAAATGAAGAAGAAGGTTTAGATCTTTCAGACGATGAGGAACTCTATGTAGAGAGGACTCCGTCTGGTGATGTTGTTAGACTCCACAACATCCCGTGCATTCCACCCCAACCTTTACCTGATTGTTATCATGAAGGGAGTATGGCGAGTGGTAGCTCTATGCACGTTAATGCACAAAGAGCGGCACGAGAACAGCGATTTAAAACTGTTGCTCTGCCAACCCCCACCGAGACGATTTCATTCTCGGTAAAGGGGAAAGACAAACTATAAGTTTGTCCATAAAGAGAGAAAACGATAGTGGAACAATCCAACTTTGACCATTCGTTCGCACGATTAACATCCAGCGAGTGGAGTGGTTGGAAGCTATCTAAGGTTTTCTCTCCTTACACAGTAAGTCTCTCTTTTGTATAAAAAGAAAAATCACAAAAATAGTTGAAGAATTCGATCCTATTACCCGTGTATTTTCCCTGCTCTTGCAGTTGATTTTATAGGGTTCTTGTACGTAAAAACTACACCCAAAATTTATCCTTTAGAAAAAGTGTTGACGAAACGATGTTTCCTGATCCTTTGTTGTTATTGAGTAGACGGGGGTGATCTGTTTGTATCCACTATGCCTTGTGCGCCTTGAATTAATCGGCCGAGGACAGCCTCACTTTGTTGAATTAATCCGAAGAAGTAGGTAAGTTAGGGAGCATCCGTGATTGCATTCCGCACCCAGAATAGGTTGAATTTATCCCTTACTGGTTTCACACTGGTGGTTTCATTGGGTTGTTTTTGCGTTCGTCGTAAAATATATAAAAC